ACTGGTCGAGGTATGAGTATTACACTCCTATACTGCGACGAGTTTGCATTCGTTAGACCCACAATTGCCAGAGAATTTTGGACCAGTATCTCGCCCACACTCAGCACAGGTGGTAAAGCTATTATCACAAGCACCCCCAACAGCGACGAAGATCAGTTTGCTACAATTTGGAAAGAAGCCAACAAGTGCATAGACGAGTACGGCAACAACACCGAAATTGGCATCAACGGATTTAAACCTTACCGAAGCTATTGGAACGAGCATCCAGATCGTAACGATCAATGGGCACGGGAAGAACAAGGTCGTATAGGTGAAGAGCGTTTCCGGCGCGAGCACGGATGCGAATTTTTGATTTTTGATGAAACGCTGATCAGTTCCAGTTGTCTGTTGGACATGGAAGGGACCAATCCTATAGAAAAACAGGGACAAGTTCGATGGTTTAAACGCCCTGCCAAAGGCAACACTTATTTGGTAGCATTAGACCCTAGCCTGGGAACAGGTGGTGACTATGCTGCCATTCAAGTACTAGAGTTGCCCAGTTGTATACAGGTAGCAGAATGGCAACACAACCGTACTATTATTCAAGCACAGGTCCGAGTGCTGAAAGAAATTTGTGGGTATATTTACGACCAAATTGGTACAGAAACTGATATCTACTATAGTTTAGAAAACAACACACTGGGTGAAGCAGCTCTTGTCACCTTGAGTGAGCTGGGTGAAGAAAACATTCGCGGAATATTCTTAAGTGAGCCAGCCAAGCAAGGAACTTCTCGCAGATATCGAAAAGGTTTTACTACTACCAACAAGTCTAAACTTGTTGCTTGTGCAAAGTTGAAAACCATGATTGAATATAAAAAAATGGTTATCAATAGTCACAACCTGATCAGCGAATTCAAGAACTTTGTAGCGTCAGGCGGAAGTTATGCAGCCAAGCCCGGGGAAACTGATGACCTGGTGATGAGCTTGTTGTTGGCCATCAGGATGGTGCAAATACTTCAAAATTTTGATCCTGAGTTAGACACACGCCTTCGCGGCAATGATGTGGACTATATTGAGCCAATGCCCTTTATTATGTTGAGCTAAATACACTATTAGACTCAGGGCCAACCTATGAAAAATATTGAACGTATTGCAGAAGAATTATTTGACAAGATACGAAGTCGTTTTGAACATGTAATTCTTGGCGGACAGGATACCGACGAAACCGACGATCCCGAACAGGCCAGATTTTTTAACTTTGATTATATCAGCCATACTGGTGTCAATTACGGAAACTTGACAATAAGCTTGGTAGACGAAGACAGTTTGAAGATTTATTTCAGTCAAACTCTCAGCGACAAGCTTGATGGCAACGAAGAAGACCAAACCGAATGGTACAACTTTTTAAAAGGTTTGAGATTCTTTGCCAAGCGCAATTTGTTAAAATTTGACACTCGCGACATTAGCCGTAGCAATTTGACTGTACGAGATTTAAAGCAAGCTAGTAAATCCACGTCAGCTTATACCACAGCAGATACTCCAGGATCAGTAACTGAAAGCAGGTTGACTGGTACCAGCAAAGTTAGCACACAAAATTTTGGACCAAGTCGATTGGTTATACATCACAGCGAAGCAGTCAACGAAGAGATACCAGGAAGCCGTAGTCGCAAGATTGATCGCATGTACGTGGAAACAGAACTGGGCGAACGTTTCTTGATGCCGTTTAAGAAACTCAGCGCAGGCCGAGCCATGGCTGAACACATTGCTCATGGTGGGCTTGTGCATGACCAAGCTGGTGCACACATTGTGGGCATGGTTGAAGAAATGGACAGCTTGGCATTCTTTGCTAGAAATACTCGTCGACGCATGTTCGAAGACGGAGAAACACAGGCCATGGTCGAAGCAGCTATTGGTAGATACCACAACCTGAAGGACAGTCTCAAAAGAATGAGTGGCCCTAGAGGTTACGAATCTTTTGCTGAATCATTTCAGCCCAGTGCACCAGTTGAAGAAGAATACGATATTGACGCACTCAAAGAACGATTTGTTAAAAAGATGTTTGACGATCGACTGACACAGGCATTGCCGTATGTGCACCGGGCATATCAACAAAGCCGCACAACCGACCAGAATTCGTATGTTCGTGAATTTGACAGTTGGGCCGATGATGTAACCGAAAACAAAAGCCTCGACATAGACATGGAAGGCCTGGCAACCATGATGCAAGAGCCTGTCAAAGTGGGCACAGATGGAATTGATGCGATCAGTGCAGTCAAAGACTTTATACCATCCGATGACCAATTGTTTACCAACATCACAGAGTTGAGTAGAGCAATGGGAGTTGATGCTGATGCACGAGAACTTATAAACAATTGGTTGATTGACAACGGACATCAGTCGGTTCCGTTTCAGAGCCCAGGGATGAACGCACCTGAACCAGACCAAACTCCTGTGTCCAGACCACAGCCTGAACCAGATCAGGTACCAGTTGAGCCAAAACAGCAAACGCTGGAACAAATAAAACGGTTGGCAGGTATATAAAAATTGGGCTAAGGCCCAATTTTTATTTGTCCGTTTGCTTTGACTTTGTTTCTATATTACTATAACATACGTAGTGTATTGCATAAATACATTTGTTATGTTTCAGAGCTTGAAGCATATCTAAATCTAATTAAGACCATCTTAACACTTACATAAAGGAAAATCATCATGGCAAAAACTTTAGCAGAAATTCGCGCACAATTGCAAGCAGCTGAGACACGCAGTCAAGGCAACTCAATGAGCAACGAGCCTAGTGCTATTTACGCACATTGGAACATTCAAGAAGGAGCAACAGCTCGCATTCGGTTCCTCCCAGACGCAAACACCAAAAACGACTTTTTCTGGGTAGAAAAAGCAATGATCAAACTGCCATTCAACGGAGTCAAAGGTCAGGCTGACAGTCGCCCAGTGGTGGTTCAAGTTCCGTGCATGGAAATGTATGGAAAGGATACACCATGTCCTGTTTTGACAGAAGTTCGAACTTGGTTTAAAGATCCAAACCTTGAAGAAATGGGTCGCAAGTATTGGAAGAAGCGCAACTACTTGTTCCAAGGATTTGTTCGCGACAACCCAATGGCTGATGACAAGACTCCGGACAATCCAATCCGACGTTTTATTATCAGTCCACAGATCTATAACTTGATCAAGAATGCATTGATGGACCCAGAGTTGGAAAGTTTGCCAACTGACTACGAAGCCGGACTTGACTTTACTGTCAAGAAAACCAGCAAGGGCGGATATGCTGACTACAGCACCTCGACTTGGGCTCGCAAAGAAAGCACACTCAGTGCAGCTGAATATGCTGCCATTGAGGCACATGGTCTATATGATCTTGCCAGCTTCCTTCCAAAGAAGCCAGGCGAAGTAGAACTCAAAGTAATCAAAGAAATGTTTGAGGCATCTGTAAATGGTGAAGAATATGATCCAGATCGTTGGAGTCAATATTACAAACCAAGCGGTATGAACTTTGGTAACGATGATGCTGCATCAGCAGCAAAACCAGCACCAGCAGCCGCAGCGGCACCTTGGGAAGATGATGTAAGTGCTGCAGAGGAGTCATTCGCTCCCACAGCACCTGTTGCTACACCAGCAGCAGCTGAACCTGCCAAATCTTCTGGTCAACGTGCCGAAGACATTTTGGCAATGATTCGCAGTCGTCAAAAGTAAAACACGGTTCGGGCCTCTGCGGGGTTATTCCTGTACGCCCGAATTCTCATTTAGGACACCAATATGAAAGCATTATCTAAGCTCGTTAAAGTCAACGAGTCTATCACAATCAATCGCTACGACAATGGCTGGATGGTCGAAGTTAGTGGTAAAACCGATCAAGACGACTGGAAAAGCGCCAAGGTTCTGTGTAACACCGAAGAACAACTGGTAGCCTTGATCAAAGAATACAACGCCATGAAGTTAAACGATTAAATGAGTGAAGCTCAACAAAAGTTGAATTATAAACATTCAGACACAACCAAGCAAAAAATGAAAGAATACAAACGTACTCCAGAACATGCTGCAAAGTTGGGTGCGTCCCTTAAGGGAAAACCGTGGTCTGATGCTAGAAGACAAGCATATTTAAAAAGGAAACAAAATGGCTAATCGTCCATTTGACGTAAGTAAATTTCGTAAGAGCATTACAAAAAGTATTGAAGGCCTAAGCGTAGGCTTTAATGACCCAACTGATTGGGTCAGTACAAACAATTATGCATTGAACTATTTGATCTCGGGTCAATTTGATCGCGGGATTCCCTTGGGTAAAGTAACTGTGTTTGCTGGTGAGTCGGGTGCAGGCAAAAGTTTTATCTGTAGCGGTAACTTGGTCAAGAATGCGCAACAGCAAGGCATCTTTCCTATCTTGATTGATACAGAGAATGCATTGGATGAAAAGTGGCTACACGCTCTTGGAGTAGACACCAGTGAAGACAAACTTCTGAAATTGAACATGGCCATGATTGACGATGTGGCCAAGATGATCAGTGAGTTTGTCAAAGAGTACAAGACCTTGCCCGAAGAAGGTCGCCCTAAAGTCTTGTTTGTTCTAGACAGTTTGGGCATGTTGCTGACGCCAACTGATGTAAATCAGTTCAACGCTGGTGACATGAAAGGCGACATGGGCCGTAAGCCCAAAGCATTGACAGCTCTAGTCCGCAACTGTGTCAACATGTTTGGTGATTTGAATCTGGGTTTGGTTGCCACCAATCATACCTATGCCAGCCAAGACATGTTTGATCCAGACGACAAAATCTCCGGCGGTCAGGGTTTTATCTATGCTTCAAGCATTGTGGTTGCTATGCGTAAACTCAAGTTGAAGGAAGACGAAGACGGCAACAAGATTTCAGAAGTCAAGGGTATTCGTGCTGCATGCAAAATCATGAAAACACGTTATGCCAAGCCTTTTGAAAGTGTACAGGTCAAGATCCCTTATGAGCAAGGAATGAGCCCAACATCAGGATTAGTTGATCTCTTTGAGGGTAAAGGCATTTTAACAAAGGATGGAAATAGTCTTAAAT